TGACATCTTGATAAATTATCTCCAAAGCTTTCATGTTGAAAAGGTGGTATAGTTGCCGCTGTGTAAGTACCTACTTCTACTTGTATTCCTGTAATGTGAAAATTATTTGAAGTGTTATCAAAATGATTTACTTGACCTACTGCTCTATTTGCAGTTGTTGGAGAAGTCCAAGTTTGTGATAAAGTTCCAGATTGATAATTAGCACCCGCACAAAGATACCATTGAAAAAATAAAGAAGTAGCATTATCATCATCTAAAGCACCAGATGTATCGGCTGGAATATTTAATACTTTTTTTTCCCAAGTGTTAGTTGTTGAAATTGTAAATGCTTTTGAAACTTGTCTAGTATTATCATTATCATATATTTCAAAGATTGATGTTCCTGTCTTGGTTGCTTTTACCCAAAAAGCAATAGTAATTGTTTCTGCATTTGCTGTTCCTTTTTTAAACACTTGTAAATCTTGTCCTTCAATAGCTGTACTTAAAAGTGCGTGTTGGTCTGCACCTAAAGAACTGTCTACAGTAGTAACATCAATTTTAAAAGCGTTTGCAAAACCGTCTAAATTAGCATTGCCACTTGTTAAAGACTCTTGTGTAAAAGTAAGAACTGCGTCAGAGGCATCACTAAATTTATATCTATCAATAGTGTGGTATCCAGTTGCGTCTACTCCTGTAACTGAAGCTGACCTTTGAGCCACAGCCATATTTCCGTTTATAATTATTGGATATGCATTAGGTCTAAATCCTACACCACTAGCTAATTTTCCAACTGTAATTTGTCCATCTGCTATGTGTGCCGTATCTATTGAGCCATCTACATAAGAATCGCTGTCTACTGAGTTAGCACTCATATTAGCTTCTATAACTGAATTTGCTGTCACAAGTTTTGAATCTTTTATACTTAGACCATCAACTGTAACTCCATTTGCTGAAGTAACTTCTGACACTGTGTCTGTTTTTACTACATTATTAGCACCATCTAGTTCTACACTCATACTATTACCAAATTACCTGTTATTATCATTACATTGGGAAATGTTATAGGACCTGCTAAAACAGCATTCTCTATTGTTTGGCTTGCATCCATTACACCAGTGTGGGACACAACAGATTCATTAGGTGCTGCGCATCCAATATATTGTATTCCATTAATTGTTGCTACTTCACTCATAAATCCTCCTATTCGCTTATAGTATCAATAAAACTTACCCAAATATCTAAACCGCTTGCTGTATCACAATCATGTGCTAAAACATCGCCGTTTACCAAAACAATTTTTGCTCCACCTTGGATCAACTCAATTGATCCGCCCGGGGGTATCGGTGTGTTTTTAGTAAGATAATGATTTGCGCTACTTCTCACCACATAAATATCTATTTTAATTGTTGTAGTTAAAATATTTGTACAACGAATACCAATAAGAGCATCAAAATCTCCCGCAGTTAAAATATTTGCTGCTGTAGTTCCTTGTGCCCTTGCTACTGCGTTTCTAAAGTCTTGTGCCATCTATCCTCCTTATATCAGAGAGCCACGGCCATTGCAATTGCAAAGCCTTGAGTCGCTGAAGTTCCACTCATATATGTTTTAACGGCAGTTACATTTGTCATTCTCATTGTACCTCCGTCATTAATTAAAATACCATCACCATCTGCTAATGCAGTGGTTCCTCTACTTGTTCCGCCGTCTATTAAATTTATTTCTGCGGCTGTTGTTGTAACATTAGTTCCACCAATATCTAGTGTAGTTGTTGATATCTCACCAGCAACAGTTACTAAACCATCTGCTACAGTTATTAAATCAGTATCATCTGTGTGACCTATCGTTGTTCCATTAATTAAAACGTTATCAATATCTAAAGATCCACCACTAATTAATCCTGTCGTTGTAATTGTTGAGGCACCAGTATCAATAGTTCCAAATCCAGAAGTTATTGAACCTGTATCTAATGCACCTGTTGTTACTAAACTAGTATTACCTGCTACTGGACTTAGTACAGAAGCAATTGCTGTTCCATCGATTGTAATAGCATCTGCTTCAAGTGTTCCATCAATATCTGCATTTCCAGATACATCTAATGTTGCTGCATCTAGCTCACCAGATAAAGTAATATTAGTAGCACCTGTAATTGCTCCATTTAAAGCGACAGCGCCATTAATATCTATTGTTGTAGCTGCTATTTGTATTTCTGTATCAGCAACAATATCTAATTGACCATCCGTAGATGAATTTAAATATAAACCAGTGTCCCTAAATAATAATTTGTTAGTACTATTTAAAGTTAAACCTGTGCCATCAGTGTGTGTTAAAGTTGTATCAGAGTCAGCACCAAATTTTAATACTGATGAGTCTGATCCTAAAATAAGATCATTACCTACAGTTACATTATCACTAGCATCTTCAAATACTAATTTGCTTGCTGGCATTGTACAGACAACATCTTTTGTTCCTGCAGCAAAATCAACAGCGCTATCACTATTGGAAGAAGATATTACAGTTGTACGTGTAAGATCAGAACTATCACCATCTAGTGTTCCTAATCCAACTTCAAACTCGTCTTCTGTTTGATGAGAAATTGCATAATACGTTGTATTAGAATTACCTATACCTGCTGAAAAAGCTTCAAAGCCTGTTACAGCACCACCAAGAGAAACGGCTCCCGTTCCTGTGGTTGTTGTAGTTTCTTTTACACGATCATTAATGACTAATGCCATTTAATCTCCTATGCTAGTCTTAATATTGCGTTACTCGCATCTGCTGTTGGAAACTGAATAGTAAATGTTCCGCTAGTAGATGTTTTATCTCCACCAAAATCTAATACAGCTACAGCTTTATTTGAGTCTGAACTGTTAAAAATTAATGCGCCTCTTGCAGTGATAGTAGCTGATGTAAAAGATATATCAGCGAAATCACAAAGTGCAGTAGTACCACTTGTAGTTGGTGTTACGCTTACAAGCGTTCCGCCAGTTGCAGTGTACGTTCCAGAATTTGAAACTTCGTTTGTACTTGAATATGCAGTTGCAGTTGCGTCTAGTGAAGCTGAGCTTGTATAAAGTGCTATTTTAAAAGTGTCGCCAGAAGTTACAGTAAAGTTATGCGTACCTACCAGCAATTCTTGTTTAAAACTTGTGCATACAGCTTGAGTTATTGCCATGTTTTATCCTCCTATGGGTTTTGTGATTGCAAAGGAGTCCGTAAAGCCCCGTGCATATATTCATCTCTTCGATGTCTTCCCTGCTGTTCTATAACTAGCTCTTGAAGCGACCGTTGATATGATTGTTCATATAATTGCAGCATTTCCGCTGGTCCCTTCAAAAATTTGAAGGCTTCTGCAAGACATCCGTAAAGCAATAAAGACGGTGCATTATTACCCAACCATGAGGTTGTATTGGAACTAGATAGTCTTGTTGGTAATCTAGTAATTCCTAACTCAACGTTATACGCTAAATCTGGAGTAGGTGCAACATAAATTGTGTTATGATCCCACCATGCCCAGTATCTAGGGGTTCCTGTTGAAGTTCTATCCGGCCAATATTCGTTCATAAAACTAATATCGCGTTGTTCTAAAAATTCTCTTACATTAGAGCTTGGAGAAAATATCTGCATAGTTCTAACCGTACCAAGAGAAGTGGGGGTAGGAGTAGTTCCACCCGGTAAAGATATAAAAGCATTACTTGCTATAAGATTAGCTGTTTGATGAGACTTAAATACGTCTAAATCTACATCTCTAAATATACGATTTTCAGCATGTTCAATAAAGTCATTAGTTCTAACCGCTGTTAAAACATCTGTACTTACTTCTGTGTAATCAAGTATCTGCGTTGTTAATTCTGCGTATGTAACGGCCATTATGATGTACTCACTGTTACTATTCCAATAGCTGATGTCACTAATGGTTTTTTATTATTGTCTGCGGGTTTCATAGAATTATTATTATCAAAAAATCCCGAACCACCTACAAATACTGTTAAAGGTTCCGCGCGCGCGACGCGTGCGTCTTTTAAACTTTGTGCATCTGCTTTGTGTCTTTGTCTCTCTAATTGCGGATGTTTAGCTTCAAACTCTGATTTATGTACTAAAGAACCATTCCATTCTTTTATCATTTGAGTAAAAGGAAACTCCATCCCACTGCGATCAGATATTGCTCTTGCATATTTACCTGTTGCGTGTGCCATTACATATATCCTATATCTGGTGTAGCAAAGAAACTGGAACGTGGTCTATCTTCTTCCGAAGCACGCTGCCATTCTTCTTCGTACAATTGTTTTAACATTGGAGTCCTATCTGGTGCTTTTTTTACAGACATATAATAAGCAAGGCCAGAAGATAAACAAGGTATAAACCTTGTAGGCACTTCTATCTCATCATCATAGTCACCTGCATCTTGGATCTTTGTTAATCCCCAATATTTAAAAGTATGAGCATTGTCCGGTGTTGGATATAAAAATAAAGTTGGAGTAGAAGCTCCTCTTTGTAAAAAATATTGTACAGGAGTACCTTCAGTTGCTTTACTAGATATATTTAAATACTCAGCACGACTAATACGATTAACTTCTATATCAGTTGTTGCATCGCTAGATGTAAAAATAACTGCTTCTAAAATATCAACAAGATCAGAATCTAAGGCATAACTAGTTGTACTTGCAGTTAATGTTTTAGTTCTAAGTTCAACAGTCCACAAATTAATACCTCTGTTAGCCCATTCAGCCAACATAATATTAAGTGAACGTCTTGCACTTTTTAAATCATAACCAGAACGTGAATGTAATCCACAGCGCTCAAAAGCTTCCTGTATAATTTCATCTACATCTAAATCGAAAGTATTAGTTCCGGACGTAGCCATTACTTACCAACTTTTTTCATAGCTTTTTTATGTGCTTGATTAAAAGTTTTGCCTTTTTTCATAGTCTTCTTCATAGAAGACATATGTTTTTTTGTATGGTGTTTAGAATGTTTTTTTAAAGTTTTCTTTCCACCTTTTGATATTTGTTGTGGCATTGAAGATCTCCTAATCATTACTAAATTGTTTTAATGAACTCTGCTATTACAGTGTACATATTACCAGCATCTGCTGCTGCGGCAACAACAAAATTAATATCGCCATTAGTATTGGCATCTGTACTTGGTGGTAATCCACCAAACTCTCTAAAATCCCAATATGCTGCGCCAGTTAAACCTAATAAAGGTCTGTCACCGTCTGAATCTTCAAAATCTAAACGCGCAAATGAATCAAAACCATTACCCGGAGAACATGAAAACCATATTCTTTGTAGGGCACCTTTGGTAGCTGCTCCATTTACTGTTCTTGCTGATGAATCAAAAAATACTGTTGTGCTTCCATTACCGTCTGATTCAACAACTATTTTTAATGTTACTCTTTTATCGTTTTCTTGTAGAACCTCTGGTCCTGTTACTGTATCTGCC